GCAGCCCCACCAGACGTATCGTAGTAAATATCGCCAGAGCGCAGAAGAGCAAAATCAGCCTGTGTTGGAAGACTAATAACGTATACGGCTGGCGAAGTTGGATTTGGTTGAGCACAACTTAGTGCTGAGATTACCTCTGCTGGAATAGAACCCTGTGCAGGCTTTCTCTGCGTTGATACCAATATAGGGCCTGCGTTGTCTAGCTGGTCAAAGTACTGACGCAAGATACCTAGCATCGTATCTATGTAAATGCGGTCATACTCAACTGGTGCGGCTGGTAATCTTGGGGCTATTACACCTTTTGCTGCCATGCTTATCTCCTACCGTCAGGTCTAACGTCAATACGCGGAACACCTAACTGCCACTGCGTACCAAGGTCTGATGAAGAAATCTTAAACGCCATCTGTCTACCCCGTATCCGCACATAGACTTGTTGAGTAAATTGCTGTACGTTGTAGGTTGTTGTGCTGACATAGGACTGAGCACTATCTACGTCTGGACTGTTTGAGTTGCCGTAGTTTGAGCCGGGGAAAGCACGCGGTCTTACCGTAAAGTTGACGGAAGGCGCTGCTGCGCTGGAGCCATCAAAAGTGATGTCGGGAATAAGTCTCCAAACAAAACCAAAATTATGCCCATCCCCTATATCAAAGTCCGATGATTGAACATAGGCATCAATAGCAACTGGAGTGATAGTCTCATTATTGTCTACAGTAGTCTCATGGTAGACCACGGCACCGTTGCTATACACCCCGCTAGAGTTATACCCAATAGCGGCTATAGGTTCTGCTCTTAATGGGCTATCTAACCAAGCCGTGCGCGGGCGAACAGTCGTGCCGTTCCAAGTACCGTAGTACCAAGTGCGCTCAAGGTGGTTGTAAATTACGTAGCGGTCAACTAAACGGTTAGGCGAAGCTGGTGTGCCCGTGCCGTTTTCACCCGTAGATGTGGTTCCAGTAATAGATGTGTAGAACCACCATATCTCGTTGTAGCCCTCGTTTGTGCCAGCAAAAAACTGAAACGCTTCGGTTAAGTTAATATTGTTATAGATGTACTGACGCAAGGCGCAAGGTAATGTCTCGACCCGTCCAGAGTACATATAGAACTTGTCTGTGCCCATCCAGTAGGTGACGTTATTTACAACCACCATTGCGTTAGGGCTGATGATAGAAATGTTGTCAGCTAAGAGTTGGCTACCCCACACATACGGCGCACCAAGGTACTGAAACGAATAGATGGCTGAGTCGGTAAGCACCAAAATTTCTTGCCTAGTCTGAATGGCTGTAATGATTTGAGAGCCGTGGCTTAGACGGATACCACCCGCTTGGTTAGTAATAGCAGGTGTCCATACAGCCACAGTGTTTTGGTCTGACCAGCGAACCTGCATTGGGTCTTGGGCTACCGTGGCGTACACACCTGTTGGGTCGTTTGTGCCAAAAGCAAAAGTAAAGCGCGAAGCATCAGACACCAACACAAAGTTGGTAACGGATGGACAGGTGGAGTCTGGTGTAAACGTGCCTGATTTTGTAACTATGTTGGTAGCTACTTTAATAATTTGACAGCGGTCATAAACATTAGGGCTTGCGTTATTAGCCCAGTAATACATAGCCGCACCGCGTGGGTTAATTATTAAATCTTCACCGTAGTTAGATTGACTCCACAAGCGTAATTGAATGCCGATACCAGTGGTAGCAGGAGAACCCCAGCCCGTAGCTGTAGCTGGGTATTGAAAGACAGCATCGCCGTTAGTGTGTGCTGCCGCTGTAGTGTTTACACCGCGAGTTATCGTGCCAGCGAATGTAGTTGCTGTTACAGCCGTGAAACTTATACCTTCTGTACCAACGTACATTGTTCCAATAATAAAACCTGTTGTAGAGGTAACGGCTATAGCCGCAGTAGAACTACTATTAATACTCGCAGTCAACGCAGTCGTAGCACTTGGCCCAACAGAACCGCCCCAGCCACCAGCGCCCCAACCTGTGCCTAGAGTAAATGTGCTGTAGCCCGTTGTTAGTTGATAGTTACCAATCGTAGCCGCACCACCAGTACCTGTATCGCTACCGTTAGCGGCAACAGAAGAAGTAATTGTGTATGTGTTGCTACTCGTAACAGTTTGAACTTGGTATTCTCGGTTTAAAACTGTAGCGGTAATGTTTCCACCAACGCCAAGAGCTACAGCACCGCTAAAACAAACAAAATCTCCTACCTGTGCGCCATGTGCAGCATCATTTACTTGGATAGTTGTAGAACCTGATGTTGCAGTAAAAGTTATCTCAGTTGCTAACGTAGTTACACGGATAGGAGTCACATCGTTATACGCACCACCAGAAGAGTTCTGTATGTAGTACTTTAAGTCAGTACCAACGCCAAGTAAGTTGTAGCCTGTTAAGTTAATCCAGTTCCACAGCCCCTTAACAATACCCCAAAACGATGCGCTAGTAGGTGTAGCGGCTGTTGATGTGCCGCCTGATGAAAACGTACCTGTAGGGCAAGTACTGGAATAAGCCCCGCTATCAACCTGCCAGCCACCAATCTTCTCAGGGTAGCCAGAACGGAAACGAATCTTGTCGCCGTCAAAATAGCCACCCTCGTTGGAGAGAGTAGTGCCTTCGCGGTTAACACCGGGACGGAATTGTAATTTTTGTAGTGGCATGATTAAGCGTAAGGTCTAGTACCAGATTTGTCAATTATCAATGCTTGCTTGCGCGGGATGCCAGCAGGGGTGTTAGGTATAGAGATATGCGTCCAGCGGTCAAACTCTCTGATTACTTGGTCATACCCTATGCCTGATGCAATGATGGCTTTAACTACTTCGTCAGGGGTAACCCCCGGCACTCTCAAATCGGCAGCACACCCTATTCGGTGCTGAGAGGTATCCTTTGAGCCTACCGCGTCATTAACCATTTTAGAGCGGAACGCAGAGTTAACCATGATTGGTTTACCGCCAAGAACGCTTTTGACTGTTTCAAGGAATTCAGCCAATCTTTTAAGGTTTGCAAGTTCTTGTTCATTTGGTGTGTTCTCTAGTTCCCGATGGTCGGTATGAGTTAACTCGTCAAGTGTGAAGTGTTCTGTTAGGTTCATTTCTTACCCTTCTGCATATCTATGATTTTCTCTAGCGTTCTACCGCCAAAGTAAAACGACATAATTAACATGCCCCACTGACCAAGCAACTCCACATAGTTGTTATTGACTTCAACATCCCATGCGCTCATCATGGCAAAGGTTGTGTAGGTAATTAGAATAAACACCAACGTCATAGGACGTATGTTCTTGGACAGCCAAGAGTCGCTACCCATGTCTGCTTTGAGGCGTTCGGTCAACTCATGTTGCTCAGATACATCGGCATTGAGTTTTGCCAACTCGCCGTTTTGTTGCATCTCAAGCAGTTTGAGTTTGGCTTGCTCTGCCTGTGCTGGGTCAGGAAACACCTTATCTAAGATTTTTCCACCAATATCTAAAAGTGCGCCGATAGGTATCATTTCTGTTCCTTTAGTTCGCGTTTGAGTTTACGCAACTCTTTCATCTCTTGTTTCAACTGTGCCCGCATGTATAGGGTTTCTACGTATGCCATCGAGGTAACACCCACAATAATACATATTGCCACTCCTATCAAAATCCACCAGACAAGTTTCGTATTTCCCACATGAGCCATCCAAAAATTAGAGATATAAACGCCACGGCAATCACCCCGCTTGTTAATTCAATGACCCGAATCTCGTCTTGCTCTTGCTTCCACCTTGCCAGCCTTGCTCTACGAATCATCTCTGCCCTAGCCCACTCCTGTTCGCGTTCAATCTTGCCGTGCATCACCAGAAATCTACTGTACAAATCTTTCAACTCTGGCGGGGCGTAGACCATTGCCTCTCTGGTCTGCTCCATCAACTTCTCCATCTGCAACTCAATCAAAGCACGCTCAATGGCTTTTTTACTAGTGTTCTGCGCTGGGTCGTAGTTGGTCTTGCTTGTTTCTTCTAGTTCTGCGTAGTAGTTGTTAATCTCTTGCTGTGTGTCAAAGAGGACTCCGAGGTTTGCCCCAATCTCGCTGATGAGTTTGAGTTCAAGGTCTTCGTAAGACTGCTTCTTTGCGGCGGTTTTCTTTTGCGCCACAGGCTTGGACGGGGTGTCTGGCTCGGCTCGTTTAAACAGTCCAATGAACCAGTCAAATATGCCTTTGATAGCCTTAACATCGCTAATGACTCCCTCGACAGTTTTCTTGGCTCCTTCCAACTCCATGCGTCCATCGTGGAGCATGTTGCATCCTGCTTTAATAAAGCCAACGGCTGCTTGAGCAGCGAGGAGGAGAGAGAATGGATCCACATCTTATACAAACCAAGTCACTATGGAGTACCGTGTGCCACTAGTAACGGGTGTTATTTCGTGGGGATACATGAAATTTGATGGGAACATGATGCATGAACCTTTTTCTATTTTGTATGTTAATTCTTTATTAAAAAACGCAAACTCTCCGCCTTCATAATCGTCGTTCAAAACAAACGAACAAGAAACCGCACGGGGGCGGTCTTTAAATGAATCCACGTGGGGTTTGTAAAAACACCCTACACCGTATCTAAGTAAATCGTAACCAGAATCTGCTTCTATGGTGCAAGTTTTAAATGCGTTGCGGTACTCTGTAATTGCTTTACTGGCACAACCAAAAAGTTCTTGGTCTAGCTTTTGCCGTACTTCTTTGTTTGCGTTGATGGTGCTATCAAAAGAAAGACCAATTGTTTGGCAATTACGCGCTTGTAAATCCAGCCCAGCCCCAATAGTGGCTTCTACCCAATCGTTGCTTTCTTTATATTCAGTCAATACTGCATCACATAGTTCTGAAGAAACTACGTTTTCTACAACAAGAATATAGTCTTTTATGTTCGTCATTGCTTAGACAGTACGGTTCCACATGTAGACAGCTATATATGGCGATATGGTTGTTGCGGCTGTACCCGAACCAGTGTTACCAATGGTTGTTGTAGATGTAATACTAGCGTTGCCTGACGCTGTTGCACTAGGTCTTCCAAAAGGAAGGTTGGGGCCGCCCGCTAATGATTCAGGGCCACCGTTAGAAATAAATCCACTTCCTATGGAAGAGCCATGCGTGTGCCCGCCGTCTGTTGATGTAGTTGTGGCAGAGTGGCTGTGGCTTGGTAAGTTAGCAGTAATTAATGTTGTCGTAGCCGCACCGCCAGTAGAACCTGCTGTATATGTAGCATCTGCACTAATTAACATCCGACCTGTGCCATACGCTACCCATGTACCGAAGCCAAGCAATGTACTAGGGTTAGTACTAACTGTACTTAGAAAAATAGCGCCAACAGGATACGCCGCAGCAAGTCCAGTAGTCACAAAAGCTGTTGTTGCAACTTGCGTTGTGTTTGTTCCGGGCGATGCAGTCGGCGCAATAGGCGTTCCTGTCATGGTAGGCGAGGAAAGAGTTGCACTTGGCAAAGTGGCAGATGCCATGTAATTAGTAGCCGTCACAATATCTGTGCCAGCGCTGTTCATTACCAAAACTATCTTGGCTGCGGCTGGGACTGATACGCCTGTTTGACCGCTTACTTTGACTGTTATTGCAAACCCACCTGTGGTGGCGTTGGATATGAAATAAAGTTTTTTATTGGTTGGAACAATTAAGTTACGCGCCGCTGTTAGAGCGCCAGTGCACTCAATAAACATATTACGTGCAACGCCAGTCGCACCGTTGGGGATGGTGATGGTCTGGTCTGCATCAGCCATAGCTTGCGTTTCCACCCCAGATATAGCCTGTTCAATCAAAGTGCCGAGGTTGGTGTTGGTCGTGGAACCCCAGTTACCAGCTTGTTCGCCAGCGCCCATGAGTTCAATGGCTAGGTTGGTTGAATAGGTACTTGACATAGTTTATCCTTTGGGGTATTTTGCCTTAACAGCGTTGCAGTCGGCTATGTATTTGGCAATCTGTGCTTGGTCACCTTTGACCACACCGTCTAGGTAGTCGATGAAAGATGGGTACTCAGCCTGACGTTTTGCTATGTAGGCATGAGCATCCATGTAGGCTTGGACTGTTGCTTCGTTATAGGTAACGGGGTTGCCATCAATATCAAAAGCATCGTCACCACGGATAGTGACAACAGTAGGGTTAGTTGCAATAATTGCGTTGTGTTTGTTCATGCTGATATTTCCATAAGGGTAATAGAATACGATGTGGTATCGGTTGACCAAGATGTTGTGCCACCAGAACCTTTACCAGCAACTAATGTATAAGTCTGAGAAGATGTTGTATTAGGGGAATCAAGAACACAACCAGCCCAAGGCATAGTTGTATTTTGTGCTATTTGAGCGCCACCGTAACTATTAAATATTAATGTTCCAGAATTTGTGCCTCTATAAATATATCCAGTCATATATGCATTGGTGCTAGGTGTTAGCGAGCTTGCAAAAAACGCAGAAACTAATATTTTGTTACTTGCAGATGATGGAGTAATACTCAAAGAAAGCAAATCTGCATTTCCTGTACCGCTTATGACTGTGGTACTTTTAGTGCTAACCACTTGCAACACAGACCCCGTAGGCAATGTACCCCTTGGTATGGTTTGTGTTCCTGTAAGCGTTGAAGCCGCTACAGATGTAATTTGGCTAGAGGTTATGCTGCCTGCCAGCAACCCTGCTGCTACTTGCGTTAAAGCCATTATTGGTTCTCCTCTGCGGGTTCTGGTGTGTTGCCAGCCTCAAGCCAGCGAAGGTATTCTGGATGTTGTTCTGTGCAAGTTAGACGGCAAACATTGTCATCATCAATGCGAGCAATAATTCTTGGTTCACCTTCTATGGCTGGTAAGTATTTGTAAATCATAGTTCAGCACTCCATCCAAGATAAGCATTTCCATTTGCTGAACCAGCAGTACCAGAATAACCAGCGGTAAAACCAGAAGCAGTAAATTGTGTTCTAGCAAGGATATCTGTTGCGTCAGCAAGTGTTGGGACGGCTGTGCAAATTGTTGCGCCAGTTTGATTAACAATACGATAGTCTCCAGCAGTTCCTGATTGCTCCAATGCTGTTGGATTCGTTCTCATAGTCACAGGAAATTGTAAAAACCCTTGGAATACTGTTGTTGAACTCATGTATCCAGCAGATGATAAATAAGAACCCGTTGCTGGTTTGGTTCTGTAATAATACCTCTGACACAAAGCCAACTCCGTACCATACTGACGATACTCAAATGGGGATGCTGTTGTCCCTGCTTCTAGTTGCACACCAGAAATCTGAAATGTTGCACCTGATGTTCCGACTACTGATGTTGAACCACCCAAGTAAAACCCGCTATTCCATGCGTTGTTTGTTCCAGTAAAGTTAGAACCAGCACCAAGACTGAAATAAACAATTATTCCTATGCCGTTTGTTGCGCCAATCCATGTGCCACTTGTATCGCCAGCAATGGTTATGGTTTTTTGTTCCCAAGTGCTTGCAGAAGAAATCGTATAAGTAAATGGATAGGTTCTATTAAATGCACTATTACACAAAGAACCACCAAAAGTTCCTGTCAAAGTAGATTTAACCCAAAATGACAAAGTTACTGTTTTTGCCGATGCGCTACCAAATGCTAAGTCCGCAGTATTAAATCCTTCAATCCGTTGTTGAAGTCTAAATCCGTCTGACGCTGTTACAGAATAAGCAGATGAAGATGTTGCCAACAAAGAAAAGTTAAACCCCGTTGGCGCATCTGAACTTTGCTGAATAGTGTATTTAGAGTTTTGTGAGGCATCCGAAATCCACCTATCACAAGAAACATAATCATTTGATGTTTGAACGCTAGTTGACCCTGTTCCTCTTTGTGCTATCACCATCGCACCATTTATGATGCGGTTGCGGAAGGTTGCGTTGTTTGAGCCGCTCTGTGCGATGTTTACTGCTAGGGTCATGCTAGTTGCTCCTCAGTTGGGCGTGGCAATGTTGGGTGTTCCCACTTGGCTATGTAATCGCCTTTGCCGTCAGAGTCGTTTTGTAAGCGTATGGTGTCCATGAAGTCTTTATCTTCAAGTTGTGGGTATAAAACCATTATTTTTTGATATAAATTCATTATGCAGACCTTGCTAAAAATGCTTGAAAATATGTGCCTACACCACTACCAATATTTCCAGATGTAGTAATAAAACCATAAAGTTCAACATAGTCCGTAGAGCCATTCATTAAAATTAATTGAATACTTGGCACACCCCATGCGCCACCTATTTGACTATAAGCACCTGCTACGCCATTTTTATAGATGTTTGTTTCTACATAAGTTCCTGCGCTTGTTTGTATTTGTCCAGTTATTAAGTAATATCCAGCAACCGTAGGCGTAAAGCGATAATTAGTTGTTGAGTCAAAATTTGAATTAGTATCAAATTCTTCTGTGTTAATTTGAATTTTAGTATATGTGTTTGTTGTATATGCTTGAGTGCCACTACGATAAGCACGAAACGCTGGCCCATTACCCGCCACGTAGAAAACTTAGCCTGAGTCACAGACCCGTCTACCAAATAACTTGTACTCACACTACCCGCAGTAGCAGGAATGGCATTCAACACCGAACTGACAAGGAAGCTCTCTGTGACTACTGAATCGCCTGATGTACATGCGTTAACTAAAACTACTGTCGTTCCTGTAGTGGCTGTGAAGTCTGTAGATACAAGGCGTACCCCGTTTCTATACACATCAATGTAGCCAACGGTATATGAAGGCACACTGAATGATGTCTGTGCCGCTGTCGCTGTGAAGTTCGTTACTGTTCTGTAGGCTGTAGTCGTTACTCCGCTGGCTGGGATGCCAAGGTATCTGACGCTGATGTTGCTTGTACCGCTTGGTGGAGCGGCTGAGAAGGTCAGGGTTGTACCTGATACAGAATAGGTTGATGGGTCTTGGAGTACACCAGTAACCGCTACGATGATTGAAGACGTATTGGCAGGAGCCACCGTCATGGTGTACGCTGTTTGTGAGCCTGTCCCGCTGAACGTGTCAGTCAGGAAGGCTACTGAGATGGGGCTATTGCCTATGTAACTCATGCTGTGTATGTCCCGCTTGATGTGAAGGTGTGATACGTGTATCCACCCGATGAAGTTACTGTTCCGCCCGCACCGCGCTGTATTCCAGAATAGCGAATGATGACAATTCCAGAACCACCTGCACCACCAGCACCTTGGTTTTGATTGCCGTTTAAGTGACCTCCGCCACCTCCGCCACCTCCAGTGTTAACAGTTCCAGAAGCTGCTGGTGTGCCGCTAGTAGCCCCAGCCGCGCCGCCGCCAGTCCCTCCAGAGCCAGCAGTTCCAGTGCCCCGAACTCCACCGCCACCGCCACCTGCGTAAAAAGTTCCTAGAGACTGCCAATTACTTCCCGCGCCACCAGCGCCAGCAGTTGCACCACTTGCTGTGCCACCAACCGCACTAGCACCACCACCACCGCCGCCACCAGCGTCTTGTAAACCGGAATTAGCACCATTGCCACCAGCAAAACCCTGACCAGCGGTTCCAGCATATCCGTTTTGATAAGTGTTATTTGAGTGACCACCGCCGCCACCAGAGCCACCAGTAGCGCCTGCTCCAATTTCAGAAGCGCCAGCCCCGCCACCTATTGATGTACTTGAGTTAAAAGAAGAATTTGTACCCGAGGTTGCTACTGTTCCTGTTCCAGTGCCACCCCTATTTGCGCCACCCAGACCGCCATTACCGCCAGCACCCACTGTTACTGCGTATGAATTGCTAGGAGTAATGCTTGCTGTTAAAGATATATTTCCACCAGCCCCGCCGCCGCCACCAGCAGAACCGCCACCCCCGCCGCCAGCAACAATCAAATAATCAATGCTGTAAGGAGCTATAAATGTTGAAGTCCACGCAGTTCCGTTGTAATACTCCATCGCGGTCAAGGTTGTATTAAAACCTTGCATCCCAGTGAAAGGCAAAGACGGACGCGTAGCCGTAGTCCAGCTAGTTGGCCCGAATCCGTTTGAGTTTACTTGGCTGATTGGCATATTAAGCCTCTGTTAATTCTTTCCAAGACGTAGTTGTCTCGTCCCAGATATATGTTTTGTCGTCTGTTGGCATCGGTGTCGGTGCGCCCCATAGACAAGTGTCATCGTTCAATACCCAAGATGGATAAGGCTTTGGTGGGATGAATGCGTCTTTTGTGCGGTCGTATGAATAGCCGATACCAGCGTAGTTCTTACGCAGTGGAGTACCGCCATTACGATGCTGACCACCGTGTGTGTTGTACGAAGTCTGAATCCACTCACCGGGACTTGAGTCTACAAATGTTTGAAAGAACTCTGCTTCAGCAACGATAACTTGTGTAACGATGCCGTCTACTACTTTTGCAAAATGTGACATGCTTTTCCTTTATGCTGTAAATGTGCCAGAGGTTGTAAATGTGTGGATTGTGTAACCGCCGGATGATGTGACTGTGCCACCTGTGCCGCGCTGTACACCTAAGTAGCTGATGATGACAATTCCAGAGCCGCCAGCAAAAGCAAGAGAGGCATTAAACTGGCTTCCGCCACCACCTCCACCAGTATTCGCTGCGCCGCTAGTAGCCACTATGCCTGTTCCACTTCCTACTGAGCCTTTTCCTCCACCGCCCAAACCTCCCTGCGGTTGATTTCCTCCTCCAGCGCCCTCATAGGCTCCGCCACCACCACCAGAATAGTAAGTTGAAGTGCCAGAAATTGAAGACGCTAAACCAATACCGCCTTGCGATACCGTTCCACCGGGGTAAGTGTTTCCGTCAGTGTTATTGCCGTTAAATCCAACTGCGCCAGCGCCACCACCGCCGCCTGCTGATGATGCTGTTGTACCACCAGAGGCTCCACCATTATTGCCTTGACCAGATGTGCCAGAGCCACCAGCGGAAGTTCCGCCATCTCTACCTCTACCACCACCAGAGCCACCAGAGGCTCCATTAATACCAAAACCACCACCCCCACCACCACCTAAAGATGTGTAGCCTAAAGCTGTTGAATTTACTCCTGTTGAGCCAGTAGAGCCTCCAGCGCCTCCAGCGCCAACCACAACGGAATAACTCGTTCCTTGATAAACGACATGGTTGCTTCCAGTAAGAAGTCCGCCCGCGCCACCGCCGCCACCACCGTTTACACCAGTTCCACCACCACCGCCACCGCCAGCGGCAATTAAATAATCAACTGCGTATAAACTATTAACCCAAGTTGGGGCTACACCAGAACCATTTGACTGTAAATATTGACCTGCCGTTCCAGCCGATCCAGTTAATAACAATCCTGTAGTTATGTTGGGTGTTACAAGAGTAGGCGTAGTTAACGATATGCTGGAAACCACGGAGTTTGTATTCACAGTACCCTGACCCGGTGCTATCACCTGCGTTATCGGGCTTGTGTAGTAAACATAAATGTTATTCGTCCCGCTTAACGGAGCAGACGTGAATGTGATGGTATTGGCGCTTACTGTGTATGCTGAACTGGGGTTCTGGGCTACGTTGTCAATCGTTACTTGGACTTGGGCTACAGACGCAACTGGGCGAGACAGCGTGAATGCCGTGGTTGACCCGTTACCGCTGAAGAAGTCAACGGCTGGCGTGAAAGCCTGTTGTGTGGGGGAGTTACCGATTGATGCCATTTATACCACCGTCAATCCAGATACCCAAGCATCGGCTGATGTCGCCGCGCTTGCTACTACTACCAAAGCATCACTTGCTTGCAAAATAAGCCTGTTGCCTTGGATTACCTCTAGTGACCCACCAACCGCTACAGTGGCTGTCTCTACCACATAGTAGTTAACTGCTGAACGGGTAATGTAGACATCACAAGTAATGGGTGAAGTAGAAGTGTTAGACACCACAAGGCTGGCTACAGCCAATGTGCCAGAAGACACCGTGGTTACTGTTGAACCGCCAGTGCTTATGTTCTTTACTCCATACGATACGTTGGTGTAGGTTGCCATTTCTTATCCCATCATAAAAGCTAGGTAGTACGCTTGGTCAAGGATGTTCTGCGTACCGGGGGTGTTAGTTACTGAATACTCAGCAGGGTAAGCTACAAAGACATCCTTTGTACCCGCACTAAAATTAAGTGCTGAAGGCTCTGTAGCTGAACTGTTTGACAACACCGTTGTGCGGGCTAGGGTTGTCCCTGACGAGGCGTAAGTGCCAATACCTACTTCCCACTCTGACCCACTTTGGCTTGCAATCGTATAGTACGTTGTGTTTGCGTTGCCAATAATGGCAAAAGACTGAAACCCAGTTGATGCGCCAAGCAGAGTCACTGTTCCCGTACCAGCCGTTGTGGTAGTTTCTTTTACCCTGTTCGCAAGTACAAAAGCCATGTAAATCCTTTAAGGCGTGTTAACCAAAACCCAATTGGATGTTTCCGAATTATCCACTAATACCCAGCTAGAAGTTTGAGCATCGTTCACATTTTGCCAGTTTGAAGTCTCGCTGTCATCTACTAATATCCAGTAAATAGCGACCACAGCACCAGTTAAGCCTACGGCCTGCACACCAGTCAACGCTATGGTTTTTGCTATTGTTACAGTCCCTACCGCGCCAACAGCTTCAACGCCTGTTATAGCAAACTCTTTGCCATGTATAACTGTGCCAACCTCACCCGAAGCTACAACACCTGTTAGGGCAATAGTGATAGCAGGGCTTACTGTACCTACCGAACCTACAGCCTCGTCACCGCTGGTCGCATCAGACTCGTTGTAGATGACCGTACCAACTGCGCCAGAAGCCTCAACCCCAGTCAGCGCAATTGTGATAATAGGAACAACCGTACCTACTGCACCGTCCGCTTGTACGCCTGTTAGCGCAAATATCTTCTCTGGGGTGAGCGTACCTGTAGCCCAGTTAGCGTGAACACCCGCTATTAATGGGAAGTTGGTTTCGTCTACAGCACCAACGTCTGCGTTAGATAAAACACCTACAAGTTCAACAGAACTAGACTGGACTACCGTGCCAACACTGCCAGTTGCAGATACGCCCGTAAGAGCAAAATCAATACTAAAATTAACTGTGCCTACAGCACCAGAAGCAGATACGCCTGTAAGCGCTATTGTGATATTGGGAACAACCGTTCCAACCGCACCAGTCGCAGCTACGCCCGTCAGGGCAACAACAACTGTGTTTTCCCCTAATGACGCAAACGGGGCTTGTGCATATGCGGAGATACCAAACATGGTCTACGGCTTACGCCGCCTCCGCTTAGGTTGTTGCCAGACGCAGTAACGCGGTTGATGTGGTGTTTGCTGGCATCGTTAAAGTGAACGTGCCCGCAGTAATGGTCTGACTACCAAAGGTATGAACAGAAACCGCTTTATTGCTCTGCGAAGAGTTATAAATTAACACCGCATCAAAGGCTGTGGCTAAAGTCACCGAGGTGTATACAAGCGAAGCTGAAGGCGTAAAGAAGGCCACGCCCGCCGTAGATGATGCGTTGGTCGCTGTAGGAGGAGTTGCAGCTGTGACCGCTATGCCCCCTGCGGTGTACCCAGAACCAGAGACTTCTCCAGTTGCCGAATATGCCGTGGTAGATGCGTTGTAAGTAGCGGATGCCAAATACAAGGCCGCTTTAAATGTGTCGGCTGCGCTCGTTCCACGGGTTGGTGCAGTACCAAAATTATGAGTCGCAGTCATTAACTCGCCCATGAACGAGGTTGTCATTGATTGGGTATTAGCCATGATATTTCCTTTATGCTAAAGAAGCTGTTTCGCCACCAACGAATGAAGGCGGCTTCTTCAAAGTCACATGTGCAGAACGATGAACAAGTTCACCCTCTAGCCAGTACTCCACCCATGTGGTAAGTTCGTTGTTGTTGTCCACGGTTCCTTCTCGCTTTTCAAGCAGAGAATCGTCCATGTCGCCTTTAGTGGTCGTTACTAACATTATGAAATCCTTATGATTGCTGATGTATTAGTGACTGCTGGGAATTGTACGGTGAATGTAGCTGTAGAGGTCTTGTCTGCGCCAAAATCTAATACACAAACTGCTGGATTTCCACCACCGCTTAGATAGATTAACGCACCCCGTGCAGTAATAGCGCCAGTCCATGATGTGTTGTTAAACGAAATAAAGGCTGTGTCTCCATTACCCACCGTTGGGACTTGGGCTATCGTCAATAAATTACCGCCCGCTACATAGTTGCCACCAGACGCTTCGCCCGTAGCAGTGTATGCAGTTGTATCTTCATTGAGAGTGGCTGAGTTGGTATACAACGCCAAATAAAAACTACCAGACGTAAAGTTAAACGTGCCATTCATCAGGCCCGTCTTAAACGTATTGCAGGTGAAATTACCTGTGAAAGCCATCAAGTCACCGCCTGTCTATATTGACCAGAACGGTAAGCATCCTGACGCTCCATGCCATCTCCAAGGCGTTTAGCAAAGGCCAATGCTTCCTTGTACTTTGTATCGTAAAGCACGATTAAGTCTTGCTCACCTTTCATGTACGTATACGCTTCAACCAGCGAACCATACAGAAGGACAGTATCAAAGTTATCGCCCAACCAAGTTGTGCCAGCAGTAGTAATTGACTCAGGGTAGTAGTAATAATGCAGTTCTACGTAATAAGATGCGTCTGGCGTTGGGCCAAGAATTAGTGACAACTCATTTGTAATAGTTACTCCGTTTACCGTCGGGCCAAACAAGGCATAGTACTTTGGCTCACCCGTGCTGTTAGGAGTTGGATATGCTTGACGTATAAAGTTAACGTCTTTGTTCAATAAGTATTCAAACGTACCTGTGTCTAAATTAATAGGACTACCCGTAGCCCCCGTGACCAACGCTAGAGAATACACAGACAGAAAATCGTTTGGTAAAGATATGTATTTGTTGTTGGCTGTGATGACTGTGTATTGGTTCTTGCGAATAGATGGAAACTGTACCGTGTTGTAAATGCGTTGTTCAGCCTGCGTAATCAGACGGTTAATCTGAGTCGTTGAAGACACAACCGTACTGTCCGCCAAAGTGGTAGACGGAAAGTTGTTCTCTGTATAGGTCTGAATTGCAGCTACTAACTCGGAATAGGTCATCCCATTTTCCCGCTAATTTTGCGCCCTTTGGTTGCAGCGCCGTATCCACGCATCACGCCAACACCGTATGGGTTAACTGGAGCATAGTTGCCTTTGCTGATACCGCTAATAGACGGATTCATCTCTGTCATGCACTGGGCGCCAGTCTCTGTAGGTAATCCAGCTTTAAGTGCTTTACCAGACATATCATGTGGCTGTGCATAGACGCTAGCGTCACCAACTTCTTTACCCATCATTTTTTTGCTAAAGGTAGCCATTACTTGCTCCCTTGGTTTGCAACACGAGCCAAGTTACGCCCCATAGACTTCATCATGTCGGTTGTTACACCGCCTTTAGCCATCTTGTGCATACGCCCTTCGTGACTTTTAAC